GATGCGTAAGCGGAAGGCCAGACCTTGTAGCGTCTTTTGACCTTCTTGGTGCAAGCGTCTTCTTTTTTCTTTTCAGCCATTACCACTTTTTGCACGACCAATATCGTGCGGACATTTTATCGGTTGCAGTATCGCAGTTATGTCGTGCGCGGAAACTTTTCCGTCTGGCTGGGTCGCTCTTCTTAATCGTCATGTTGGCATCGCCAAACCTAACAATCTTTTCTTTACCGTCTTTACACGCCTTAACTACAAACTTCTTCCCGCCCTGCACTTGACGCTTGGGCGAGTTACATTTCATTTTGGATTTATCAATAGCCATTACATTGCCATCTGCTGTGGTTGCATTTGTTCAGGCTGCATTTGTTGGGGCTGCATCTGTTGCATCGTTTGCTGGGCTTGTGCAGCTTGTTGGTCTTGCTCCGATGGAATCATCCCAGTCTGTTGCAGGTAATCCTCAACATCCTTTCGCATAGAGCGAGCGTTGTTTGTGTCAACCTGTTCGTAGGCTGAGAGCAACTGATCCATACGAGCCATAATGGCTTGCTGCCCATCAGGACTCATCTGCAAGCCGGACTGCCTCGCCTTCTCGATGTACTGCATCAGCACTCCGATCCGAGCCGGATGCTCGTTAACTTGACCAACAGGAATCATTTCGCCAATTAAAAGGGCAGGGAGGATTTGTTGTTCATCCTTAACCTCATTAGCTGCTTTCTCGTTCGGGTCTTGAACCAGTCGAGGAATCAGGGATGGGTCTTCCATTTCTAGGATAGACTTGTCCAACTCAACTTGATTGATCCACGGCGAGTTCATAAACAACTGCTTACGCTGCACAGCTTTGTTAAGGAGCATAGCTTTGCTGACCATATCCATACCGCCTCGCGGCTCCAACTGATACTCATCGTGAAGCGCAACTGGGTCTACGGTAAGGCTGTCCTGCAAAAACCTGTACTGTAGGCTTTTCTTGTCGAACTGTAGCAATACTTCCCAAGACATTCGGAACAAGTCCCCCAAAGCTTGACGGAAGAGGCGCAGACGCAAATCCATATTCTGCTGCGCTTGAGCGTTAACGGATTCGACCTCAGTCGCAGTGCGGCGATCCCTGTCCGCCATTATTCCATAGTCGGGAACGGTGACTCGCTGCTCGGCTATGGCTTGCGTCTGCTGAACCTCTTTATCGAAGTCCATCGGAGTGCTGGGCATTTGAACTGGAGCGATGCCAAAAGGCAGGATTTGGCCGGGATTTAGGCGTAAATTAACACTGTTTGGTAAGTCGCGCTCGGCTCGGAACAGCGGTTTGTTGAACAGCGTAAAGGCGTCCATCTTCTCGTTCCAGATTTTGCACATCGAAGCCTCGAAAGGTGCAAGCACTTCGCACACTCCGCGAGGCGAGTACCAGCCGCCGTCAGTAATCTCATACTTAGTGACAGCGAAAGGAGGTTGGCCGTGATCAAACGGAACCTCCATATCATCCCGCAAAGGAATGTGTGGGGCTTGTGGTGAGAAACATTTCATCAACCACTTGCCATCCTTATCCTGAGTGTAGACTTCCCAAACAATTATCTGATCTTCGTCATTAGAATGCGTGATGCCCTCACGAATCTCCCGCTCGTACTTCAGATCATCTGTAATGCCGGAGTCCTTAGCGTTACCACCCTTGATGCGTTCGATGGTTTCTTTGCTGGTGTCGTAAATGCCAAGACGTTTGTAGTGGTCTAGGCTCATAGGCATGACCTGCGTGATACGGTCAGCCGTATCAAGACCCTTCGTCCACGGTGGGACGATCATATACATCGGGTCTACCGCTTGGAACTCGACCTGCTTCTTGTCGGGGTTCCAGTAAATCTTCATAACCCCCTGACCACTGACAAGCATATGGTCAATCCAACTCATCACCTCAGAGGCGTAGTTGCTTTTTTCATTTAGCTTATAGCTAAACCAATGCTCTGCCGCTGTAGTAAACCCGTTTAACTGCGAACGCATCGGCACAAAAGTAGCCAGCACGTCTAGCCCCATCGCTTGCTGGAAGAACGCAGGTTTGAGTTTATTGATAGTGGTATCAATCAGAGGGAAATGAAAGTCAGAGGCGTTGGCCCACGGTTTCTGGCGGCGGCGTAAACCGTCATTCCGCATCTGATACCATAAGGTCTGTCGCGTTTCCCATCGTGCGCGACTAGCGACATCCTCAACGATGTCAGTGTAAAGTTCTTTACTCATGTGCCATACTTTTGTGCTTTTAATTTATCCATATCCTTCTTGTGCTTCAGTAGACCCTTTTGCATTAACTGAAACTTCCGAAGCGGAACCATATTTTTTAAGGCTTTTTTAGATTCTAGGACGCTCTTCTTAGACTCGTCTATGTCCTTCCCAAATTGAATATCATCTGAGCTTGGCTTAACTAACACTGGGCCGGATTTAGTTTTTACTGTACCGCCAGTGCCAGACCTTAACGCCCAACGTCTTTTAGGTTTATCCATAAAGCTTCTTACCCTTTTTCTTCTTTTTACCTTTACCGTAAGCCGTCATTAAAATCCTCGTTGTTCGGATGTCTAACTCTCTTCCCTGACCAAGCTGCTATCATTGCAACTTCCGCCCCAACCGCAAACTTAATGCAGTCTTCACAAATGCAACCTTTGCAAACAACATCATAAGCAACTGCTTGCCCCACCTCGCCGCATATAAAGCAAGTCTCGCCGTTTGACTTTATTGGCGTTAATGCCGACCGCTGTAAATGCAAAATTTACTTGACCGCTAATAACCCACAAACATCCCTTCTGGCAAGCAATCTTGTTTAAAACTTGACTCAGCCTCTTCCATCAATTCTTTGTATGTAGGACGAGACATCGAGTTGAACCGCTCCCAGCTTCCCCCAACCCCACCACCACACGCTATGCAACCCATCACAGCGTCCGCTCTATCTGGGCTGTCCAGCCCTCTGGACTTCATCTTGTCCTTCGACTCCAAACCCAGCTTGCCAGTCCGGTTAACCTCCGACCTGCGAGTGACCATCTGCTGATGAAGCGTCTGGTCATCCGGTAACAGTATTTCCCTCTTTTCAATTATCCTCGCAGCAGTGTGCCACATCTCGGCACTCCGGTTAGAGTACCGATCATCAAATGGCCTAGAACCAAAATTAACGCGATGTATGTCGTAACCTGCATCCATCAACGAATCACAAAGCGGTAAACCCATACCGCCTTCATCAGCGTATATCTCGTCTTGCGTAAGGTTGTGCTTTTTGACTAGGTTTATGATTTTACCAATGGTCGTGTTCGTGTTTCTTTCACGCCACGTCACCATCTCCATCACCTTGTTTCCATTCCTGTACGCGAAAACACATTCGTCCCCTCCGGCTGCAAAGTCAATAAAAGCAACCTTCATTCCTGTCTTTAGCTCCGGCGGGTTCTGTAAACACTCCTCTAGGCTTTTAAGGTTAAGAACCAATCCTTCCCCACTATCATCCACAAACTCCCCATAGATCATCGAGCGAACCAAAGGACTATTCTCCCCATACATCTCAATCTGGGTATCAATCCAATCTTTTGTAAGATGAGGGCAGTCGAATGCGGTAACAGTATGACAGTCCCAGAACTTACGCTTCTTTGTAAACGATTCGTAGAAAGCTCCCGCAGCGGCTCCGGGGCTGCTCATCACAAGGAGCCGCGAAGGTTGGCAGCGAGCAATGGCTGTGAAGATAGGATCAGGGACGGTCTTCGCCTCATCCACAATCATTAACAAGTTCTCTGTCGGCCCCTGCCTGTGCCAGCCCTCAAACTTGCCAGCATCATTCGTACTAAACCCAATCGCCCTACTCCCGTTCTGGTACTCAAGCTCGTTGCTCGTCGCTCTCCACCCTCTCCCCAATCCCCCTACATACTTCTTCAAGGTCGGCCAAAGCTGGCCCTCAACCTGACGCCAGACACCCGCAGTCGTTACAACTAGGCTTTCTGGGAATCGAACCATATGCCAGAGAATCGCACTCGCAGCTACCACACTCGTCTTGCCTGACCCGTTTGCCGCCTTTAGCGCAACCTGACACTCCTTATCGTTCAAAGACTCCAAAACCTTCTTTTGCCACGGATAAGTATCTAACCCCAAAAAGTTCTCTGGAAAGTTCTCAAGCTTGCTCGCCTCCTCCAAAGCATCCCTATCCCTAGCAATCCTTTCCAATGCTCTCTGAGACTTTTTCTCAGATGAAGACAATACTAAGGACGGTGCTGGAACTGGCTTAATACCTTTCTTGGGCAAGAGAATCCCATACTTGCCCTTCTTAGGTGCTGGGCCACTCCTTTTCAGTGGTGGCTGCACTATAAGCTTTTTAAGCTTCTTTGGTTTCTTTGCTGGCATATACCTCTTCTGTTCTCCTCTGTCCTCTCTGTATCACGCACACTTAGACACACACACACCCCCCTATAGGGTGTGTGTGTGTGTCTAGTAGGAGTGCATGACTTAAATGCGTGTAGGTCGTGTAGGTCGTGTAAGTCTCCCAGTACTGCACAGTACTAATTGCGAGTCTTCACCCGCTCTGGAATAGAAGACAACTGCGATAGCAACTCAGGCGAGATAGTGCTAGGCGCGGACTGATTGTCACTTTTAGTTGTCTTCTGATTCCATTGCGGGAACCGCGACTGTAGAAAAGCCAATGCCAGCTTTCCATCGCGGCTTTCCATAACCTTCCGGCACAAAGCCTCTTCGGCTTGTGCTTGCGCTGCCAGAACCTGCGCGTTCAGCTTAGGCTTTTCTTTCCTAAGCTTATCAAGCCGACTAGGGCTAATCCCGCAAGCTCCACACGCACCAGTGATGCTGATACCGAGGCTCAGTTTGTTGAGAAACATATCAAGCGTCTCCCCCGTCAAATTCTTCTTAACCGAAATCTCTGCCATATGTTGCAAAGAATGTACCACAAGTTGAAAACACGTCCAGTTTTTTAGAGGGGGGTGTATGTGGTGCGCGGCCACTGGGGGGTGGTGGCCCCCCGTGGTGGATCGCGCCTCCGCTCCTGCCCCCGCCATTAGCAAGCCTAACCCCCGCCATTAGCCCCTCTAATATTAGAAAAGCTAATTGCCCCCATTAGGAAACCCGATCCGGCAATCCCCCGCCCCGATCCGCCCCCCGATCCGGCCCGATCCTGCCCGATCCGCATCTTGTGGTGTGGGCGGAATATACCCCCAACATCTTGTGGCCTCTAAATGCCCCTGTGAGAGCTTTTCTCCGCCGGAATGATATACCACCTTGTATGCATACCCGATGCCTCTAGCACCCCCTCAAGGCCCGTTAAACGTGTTAGTAAAACACACCCCCCCTCTCGCCATTCCCGATCCTGCCCCCTGCCACATCAAACCCAATCCAGCCCGATCCTACCGACCCCAATCCGCGATTGATTGCCAACCCTGCCGCCAGATCATGTGCCATCAATCCGGCCTGATTCAATACTGTGCAGTACTGCCCACGTTCACCGCCCCTAAAAAAAGTTTCATTTAAGTGTAAATAAAACTTTACACTGGCACCATATCTGGTATCTTTATTGGAACAGCGGGAGCCACCGCGAGAGAAACAAAAACACGATGAAACACAAAGCAACATTGACCGAAAAGAACGGCAAGAAAACAGCCAAGCGCACAAAGATCAACCTTGGCGATGAATTCAAAAACAACCCAAACCTAGAATCAATTGAGATTGCTGGTTTGTTTTTTGAGCGGTCGCAATTCAAATGTGATTAAATTGATACACTGCCCC